TTAATACCGCGTCTTTGCCGTTTGCCAGCTCAAAGTCATTAGAGGCGTTATATGTGCCTTGAAATAAGATAACGGCCCTGCCGCCGGACAGGCTGTTTCGCACAAAAAGAATCTTTTCGGCGTCATTGGGAGTCAAGCGGACATACGCAGTAGCGCCAAGGTCGCCGCCATCAGTTAGCTCAATAAACTTGTTTCGCCCGTTTGAAACAGCGCCATTTGTAATGTCAACGTCTGTGGGAGAGCCGGAGCTTCCGGCGGACAATAGCGTCAGGGATAGGATGCCGTTAACCGCTTGATCGATTATGTCAAAGTTGGTGTTCGTTGTGGCGCCCCACAGGCCGGCTTGATCGCCGGTTGTGATCTTTTCAATGCCGAGATTTGTTGTATATGTGCTAGGCATGGTTTCCCCTACGCCGCGATTTCAACCCAATTCGGGTCTTGGTTGACAATAATTTCATCCCACGAAACAACTGATGCGCCGCCTGTCCCGCCAGTGCCTGACACTCCAGTTACAAAAATCCTGATCTCCGCATTGGGTGCAACAATGCCGACTTGACCCTGTAGCCTTGGAGAGCTAAGTGCTACAGAGACACCGGCTCCCTCTACAACTGTGACCGATCCGGGGGAGCCTGTCCCGGCTACACCAGTAAGCGCAACATCGCCATCCCCGATGACGCTGACAGCGCCTACGCTTCCGGTCGCAGAAACCCCCGTAACACTGGTGTTCGCATCTCCACTAACGGTAACGTCACCAACAGCGGCGGTAGCGGATAAGCCAGTAATTGAGACGGTGACGCCAGTAACAACGGTGATAACAAAGGGCGACGTTTCGCCAGAAGCTAAGGGCGTGGTCCCTATCGGGTTCTCAGAAATCGAGCCTGCGGTTTCTCTGGTATCGTTAGAGACACTTGCCTTGGCCTGAACGCCCGTTAAAAGGACAAGGCGTCCCGAGTCGGAGTCAGCAAACGCTGTTGCGGCAAAGCTACTGGCGCCAAACATGACTTACTACTTGTCCGCCTTTTGATCGATCTTGGCTTCTATCTGATCCAGCTTGGTAAACAGTCGCTGTACACCATCCTGAAACTCCTCTCTGCGCACATATTCGCCGGCAACCAACACCTCAACCCTGTTGACCTTCTCATTGATCATGTCGTCTGTCTTTTCGAGCATGCGCACAGAGTCCCATAGCGTTTTTAACAACCAGCCAAAAATGCCGCCAGCGAGAGTGATTACTGTGTTAATCATTCCCTGATCCATTACCGCATCTTACGCATTACGCGCTCCTCAGTGATTGAATTAGCGCGAGAGTAAAATGCACTATTCCACCTGCCACCATCAAACCCATGATTATTGCTGACATATCAAGCATAAAGCGCTGTCTTCTCCGCTGCCTGTAAATCATGCGCTCGCGCTTTGCCCTGATGTCTCGGCGCATCTGGATCATTTCTTTGTAGGTTTCGACGCCATACGCCCAAGTAATTAGCTCGCGAATCTGCCTTTCTTGCTCTTCTATCTTTTTTTTGGCAATTACCGCATTAAGAGCCTGTTCCTCCACCGAGGAGCCATCAAACATCTTCTTAAATAGTGGCGGTTTTTCTGCTTCTTGCTCTGCCTGATTGATATCAGAAACCAGCGTGTACCAGTGCCCCAGTTTCTGAGCAACACGCTCTATTTCGGCCCCCTTGCTAACAAGAACTTGCAACCCCTTGAAAGTGGTTGAGGCCATCGCTACCAAAGACAAGGGGTCCATTTAAAATGTGATAGTTCCAGAGCCGGTGAACTCGTAGTAATAATAACCACCGCCAGAGCTTGTTGTGGGGCTTCCTGTAGTAGAGGTGGCCGCTTGTGGCGCTTTAATCAAAACAATGCCCGATCCGCCAGCACCTCCAGTGCCGCTTGTGTGTGACTCTGCTCCACCGCCGCCACCTCCGGTATTAGCTGTTCCAGCAGTGCCTGATCCGCCTGATCCACCAGCACCACCACCGCCTGCACCACCAGCGGCACCGCTAGTAGTATAAGCACCGCCGCCACCGCCACCACCTAAAGTAGTATTACTGGCCTTGGCTGTAGTAATCTTACCTGCGCCTCCAGCGCCAGCCGCAGAGGTAGTGCCGTCTTGTCCTGCGGCACCAGCACCACCGCCGCCTCCAGTGCCATAAACACCACTGCTAACGCCATCGCCGCCGTCATTACCCTCAGAAGGCGAGTACGACCCAGCATTGCCGCTACCGCCTACGCCCCCCGGCCTACCGCCACCGCCGCCAGAGCCGCCATCTCTTCCGTAGCCGTCTCCGGTGCCGGTGCTGTTGGTAACGCTAACAGAATAGTTGGAGCCACCGCCGCCACCGGAGGCGGTAATCGTGGTGATGCCTGTTCCAGAAATGGACGAATCGCTACCAGTTGCGCCTGCCGCACCCGTAGCCGCTGTTGCGGCTCCAGCGCCTACCGTTATAGTGTAAGCATTGCCGGAGAAGAGAGTTAGGCTTGTGCCACTGCGGAAACCTCCAGCGCCACCGCCCGCACCATGGTAGGTGCCACCACCTCCAGCGCCGCCACCGGCAATTACGTCGTAATCAACATCCACCCCGCCGGGAAGAGGCCACGTCCCGTCTTCTTGAAACCGCTTGGCCTCCTGCACAGTCCAAACGCCACTAGCCGCGCTGACACTTGGGGTGACTAGGGTTGCCGAAATGATGTTGCCTTGGTAGCGATTAGACATTCACCTCATCCCAGCTGGTGGTTTCTTCGTTCCAAACATACATGCCGGTATCTGCGGGGCGCGGTGTAGGCGGCTCCCACTGGCACGTTGACTCGCTTAAAATCCAGCTTGAATAGGGTTGTGGCGGTATAAAAGCATCACGGTCAACATCGTATGTAAACCCAATGCCTGCAAAATTCTTTCGCATATTGTTGTTGTAGCTGGTCTGCTTCCATGTCCCGCCGAATAATTCAGTGCAAAACGCAACGCCTAGCGACTCCTGCTCATCGCCGTTTTCGTCAATAAGCTCGGGATTAGCCACAACAATGACGCGCAAAACCTCGTTGTTTTCATTTAATTCTGCAAAATGTGCCATTAAAACGTAATACTCCCAGAGCCAGTAAATGTATAAATGTTGTAACTGCCGTCCGTGGTTGTGGTTGGTGAGCCTGTTGTAGCAGTGGCTGTATTTAGTGTTCTGATAATCACAACGCCTGAACCGCCTGTGCCGCCCGTCGTGTTGCTTGGGTAGCCACCACCGCCACCTCCACCACCAGTATTAGCCGTGCCTGTTCCAGCGGCAGAAGAACCGTCGCTTCCAGCACCGCCGCCACCAGTGCCGCCCGTCCCCGGAGTTGGGGTTCCTTGAGCGGGCCAACAACCGCCACCTCCACCACCCGCCCGTGTCACGGACGAACCCGTTATTGAGGATGCTGAACCATTACCGCCATTGCCACCATTACTTAAATTAACTGCGTCACTTCCTGCGCTACCGGCCCCACCACCACTGCCTCCCGGCCCGTTTTTGGCTACACCTTGGCCCCCATCATTTCCTTCTGAGGGTGTGTAGCCGCCAGCGTTACCAGACCCCGGCGTACTATTACCAGCTTGATCTCCCGCGCCACCGCCAGAGCCTCCGTCAGCGCCATCTTTTTCTGTACTATACGAGCCACCACCGCCACCGCCGCTAGAAGAAACAGAATTAAATGAACTATCCGCGCCGTTTGAGCCTCTAATGCTTTGGCTTCCCGATGCCGCACCACCTGCCCCTACCGTGACAGTGTAAGTAGCGCCTACTGTAAGCTGTTGGTTCGTAAATTCACGATAACCACCAGCCCCTGCTCCAGCGGCGATTTGAGTGCCGCCTCCGCCCCCACCTGCAATAATTAAGTAATCTGCAAAAAAATTCGGAGCAGGCCAGCCTGTTCTGTTCTGCATCTGCGTGGGTAAAGACCAAACGCCGCTATATACCTTCGGGTCTTGATCCAGACCATTAAAGCCAATAAACCCGCCTTTATCCTTGGCCACAACAAGTCCCTGTTAGCTGATTTCTTCGTAGCTTACAATGACTTCAAGGTCGTTTGCGGTCCCCGCTGTGACCGAAATAGAGCGGTCCTCCTCTAAATACAAAGACGTGTTCTTATCCAAAACAATCAGAGACGCATCCGCCGGCACTGAAACAGTAGAAACTAATGAATATGCTGTCCCGCCAATTGCCGCCGCAGTGTGATAATCAACAGTTACGTCACAGGCGGTTGTGCCATCCACGTTAGCAACCTGAATCATGTTTATCTTAAATACTTTACCGCTTGACGCGGCATTACTAACAAGCTCGGTTGCGCTTGTGGTAGACAATGCGAGGTAAAACGATTTACCCGTGATTGTCGAGACATTTACAATGTTTGGTGCGGCCATTTCCTAGCTCCTATCCGAATACAATAGCCATCGCAATGGCTTTACCTGTGCTAATACCAGCATCTGCAAAAGACAGCTTGCCCGAGCCGTCCGTAGTTAACGCCTGCCCGCTAGTGCCGTCTGCATTGGGAAGCTCCAAGGTGTACGTTGCCGCCGCACTGTGGGGCGGGCCTACAAGCGTCACGCCGTGGCTATTGCTTTCGCAGTTAAATCGAATCTTGCCTGCATTGGTGTTACCGTACAGCTCAGTAAAGCCCGTCCCATTTGGGAATAACTGGATGTTGCCGTTGGTGTCTGTGGACTTGATTGCGTTGGTGTCAATCTGAAGGTTTTCAATTGACACAACACCGTTGGCATCCTCAAAGACAGCCTTTTCCGCAGGATATGTCATGAACACATCTTTAGTGCCCGCGCTTAAATTAACTGCCGATCCGCTGTTGGAGCTGGCAAGCACTGTCGTTCTGGTTAACGTGTTACCACTAGAGGTGTAGGTGCCAAGCCCAACTTCAAACGCTGTGTTCGTGGAATCGACAATCGCGTAGTAGGTTGTGTCAGCATTAGACAGAACCGACGAAAACGTCACAAAATTAGTAGACGCCCCACCCAGAGATAGTGCGCCTGTCCCTGTTGTTGTGGTTGTCTCCTTTACCCTGTCCTTAATTACGAGCGCCATACTAAATACCTTTACTCAGGATCTACCCAGTTAGAGTCTTGCGTCCACGTTATGCCGTCAAAGGTGTACTTATTTACTGCCCAATCTTCCGGCACATTAGTTACATTTTCGTGCAACGTAGCGTTGGTGGAATTTAAACAGTCAATATAAAAGTTAGGTACTAACGGGTCGCCTAGTGTCGATAACGGATCACCAACCGTAATCCTGTTTTCTGCCATAAACACTTCTTTATCGTCGGCAAATAAGTGTGTAGAAAGGTTGGTCACATTGTCTGTGATTGTTTTCATAGCTACCCCTTAATCAAAAGGTTTGTTGCGGAGGTTGCTACTCCAGCAAACACTGAGGGGGTTTGCGTAGAATCGTCAATTAACGATCCATCAAGGCCAACATAATAACCAGTTCCAGCAGTTAAACCTGTTTGAGCATCGTCAACAGACCCAGCCAATTGAATTGTCGCTGTAGCGGTGTCAGCATATGCTCCATTAGAAATACCTACAAAATTTTCTTTTGTTAAGGTTGAGTTATTTATAGTTACGCTAAAACCAATACCTTTAAACCTACCGCCATTCGCAACATAATCCTGCGATGCGATTAAAAATTTATTTACGTTTGAATCAAAAACAACATCCCACCCTTGGCTGGGAAGAGTCATGCCGTCATTTTGATTAATTGTGGCATAGGGAGGAGCATCCCAGACTGACCGCGCCGTCTCAAACGTGGGCACTGCTGTAACAGGATCTATAGTTACTACCTTGGCAAACAAGTTTAAATGTTCAATCGCTTGTTTTTCAGTGTCGTCCCACTTAGAAAAATAAAAAAGAACAGCCTTGTTTATGTTTGTGTCATAAGCCATACGACTGTAAAAAGGCCAAGTTCCTGCTGATGTAGTATTTCCTGTTTCAAAAAAATATCCGCCCGGATCAGTAAAAGTAATATCCGTTCCGGACACAGTTCCTATCATAAAATAACCAGAATCGGCGGTGGTGTCCGACCAACCATATAAAATTTTGCCGCTGTCTGGGTCGTAAACCGCCATATTGTATGCGGTATTTCCCGCGCCTGCGGGTTCTACAGACGTTCCAAAAGAAATGCTAGTTCCAGAAACCGTACCAACAACCGCGCGAGCATCACTAGAACTGTCTGCCCACAAGATAACCACTTTTTCGTTTGTGGTGTCAAAAACAGAATTTACATAAAGAGAAGATCCTGCCCAAAATTGCGTGGTCGTTCCAAAAGAAATGCTAGTTCCAGAAACCGTACCAACAACCGCTTGACCATTTGTATCATAATAAGCAATAACTACTTTATCGTTTGTAGTGTCGTAACAAACCCCTCTTTTGTTGGTTGCACTAGAACCATCTGTGGAGGAGGTGTATTGAACTGGAGTGCCAAATGTAAAAGACGTTCCAGAAATAGAACAAACCACAGCGTAACTTCCTGTAGTGCCTGAAGTCCGACTATAATTAAAAACACACTGATTAGTGTCCGGATCAAATGTCCCACCAAGAGCAATTGTGCTCCCGGTTGAATCAATGGCTACGGGCGTACCATATGTGACTGCACCGTCTGAGGCAACAGTAGCCACAACGCCATATAAATAGTCTGATGAATCTGTGGCTGTGTAAACAATTAAAGATTTATTAGCGTTGGGATCAAAAACAACGGCGCAATATTCCGCCCTATCTGTTCCGCTAGTAAAATATACTCTGTCACTTACGTTAAAATTTTGTCCTGTTGGCTTGCTAACAGTGCCATCTGAGTTAAGGATCACAGGGTCACCATCAGCGATAGAGCCTGATGCGGTTGCTGAGAAAGACGGAGCGGCATCAATGCCAGTAAGTGCAGAACCATCACCTGTGTACGACGTAGCCGCAACCTCACCGCCAGAGCCGTATATAACAGCTTTAGAGTTAACAACGGTATTGGCTGTTGCCCCGTCCAGCAGGTTAAGCTCCGCCGCAGTCGAGGTCACCGCCGCGTCATTGATGACAAGCTGGTTAGAGCCATCCAAATACGCAGACTTGTCAGCGGGATAGGTAAGCAACACATCCTTACTCCCCGCGCTAAAGTTCACCGCGCTATTGGCATTGGAGCTGGACAGGACTGTGGTGCGAGTAATAGTGTTCCCGCTACTGGCGTAGGTGCCTAGCCCGACCTCAAACGCCGTATTGGTGTCGTCAATGATGGCGTAGTAGGTTGTGTCACCGTCCGACAGTACAGACGAAAACGTGCGGAAATTTGGCTCTGCGCCTGCAAGCGAGATCGCGCCTGTGCCTGTCGAGGTAGTGGTTTCTTTTACGCGATCAGCAACGACCAAGGCCATGATTATGCAATCCTGATAATAGCGTTAGATGCGTCAGCGGTTGGGAAGACAATGCTAAAGTCGCCGGCACTGGATGACTTGTCAGAGCCAAAATCCAAAACCACGACCGTATCTGTTGTGCCGGTTCCACCAGCGGTAGTCGTGTTGTAAATCAACGCGCCGCGAGCGGTAATCGTGGACGAGCTAAAGGTCACGTCGGCGAAGTCTGTCAGCGCCGTTGTTCCTGACGTAGTAGGGGTAACATTGGTCAGGGTGGCGCCACCAGCAGTATACCCCGTGCCGCTTACCTCGTTGGTAGCGGTATAGTCGGTGGTAGAGGCGTCAAAGCTGGCGCTGTTTGTATACATCGCGAGCTTAAAGGTGTCACCAGTGCTGGCGGTGAAGTTGTGCGAGCCAACAAGCAATTCCTGCTTGAACGACGTACACATGTAGTTTCCGCTAAAAGCCATATCAAAGTCTCCTGATGAGTTCGGCTAGGTCTTTTTGCCCCGCATCACACAGGGCGTTGTAAACAGTGGTCCGGTCGCTTTTTATGGCTTCCTTCATGTAATAAACAAGGAGCTTCCTAATGTCAGCTCTAAACGCCTCGGCTTGCGCACGCACTTCTGGCGCGGCGCTTTCTGCTATTGAGACGATTCTGTCCAAGCATCTTTCAGCAACTTCCTCCGGGGAAAAGCCCCTGTTTGAAGTCGTCTGCACAAACACGTCACCAACGGTAGCGTCAATCACGATCTAGGCTTCCTTACCTCGCCACCGCGATAGCTGTCTGTAGTGCTGTATCCCTCGCCCAGCTCCTCCAGCTTTCCAAGCGCCTCCATGTACCGCTGAACGTACAACTGCATCAGATCAGCGTCGCCCTTGAGGTAGGTGTACGCCTCAACAAGACAGCCATACAGAAGCGTCGACTCAGCATTGGTGCCAAGCCAGCTAGTACCATCTGTGGACGTAGTGATTGAGGTTGGCTTGTGGAAGTAGTGCAGTTCCGCGTCGTATGCCGCGTCTGGGGTGGGGCCAAGAATAAATGCCGTGCGGCTAAAGATGCCGTAATACTTGGGTGCGCCAGTGGTTCCGGCGACGGGATATGCCTGACGGATAAAATTAACGTCCTTAAAAAGAAGGTACTCGTATCCGGAATTATCAATGGCCAATGAGTAAGGCGTCAAAAAATCCGACGGCATCACCAGATACTGACTACCTGCGGCAACAGACCCCTCCACATTCTTGCGAAAGTCGGGCAACTGCACCGTCTTTAAAATCTTGTCCTCTGCCTGCTGAATAATGGTCGGCAGATTGTTGACGAAGCTGGTCTCGTTGGACTCTACATAGTCCTGTATGGCCTGCTTCAACGTGGTAAAGGTAAACGCCATCAGGATGTCTCTACTGTTACGCGCCCAACCACACCTGCCATGTCAAGGCCCACAGTGCGGCTCCCAAGAGCTGTATTGCCACCACCAACGGGATCAAAGGCAGACAAAGCGCGGCTTTCGTCAAGTGAATTGTCAGGTCTAGGGAATCTAAGAGCCTGTGGATCGTTCGCATTAACATCCCCCAATTTAAGCTGAGGCTGGTCCTGATCCACTACGTCGCGGCCAACTAGCAAGCCGTTCCAGCGCCCGTCCTCTATTTGACGGACAAGGTCGCGCAATGGGTAACGGAATCCAGTCCGGTCACAAAAGCCGAAAGCATGCTTACCCTTGGCATAACTGCTCATAGGTCGTTGTAGCCTCCCGGCGCCATATAAAGAGCCGCCTTCTCGCGAGAGGCATCAGCCGCAAGGCTCCATTGCTCCTCATACACCTGCTTCAGGGCAGGCGCGATATTCATAGACTCTGGCTTTTTGCTCGCTATCTGGTACGCCAGCCCCGCAACAAGGCACGGCAGGTAGCGAGCAGGCACATCCATGTTGTTGGAGGCCGGCTTGCCGCTATCCTCAATCCTGTCGAGGTAGTAGTACGCAAATGTGTAACTGGTCGTTGCGTCCGGAACAGGCCAGAAGTGCACTGTAATCCCTGTCGGCTTGCGCTCAACGTAATACTGAAGCGGTCGCCCCTGAGTCAGCTTGTTTGTCTGATGCGCGTACTGGCTGACCGATATTCTCTGCATCGTCAGGTCAGACTGTTTTGACGTGTTGCCAGCGTCTGTGCGTAGCAGACCCTCGATTATGTCTAACTTTTCAGATGTAAGGTCGTATGACGACGTTCCTGCAACAAGAGCCAGCGTGGCGTCTCGTACCGTCCAGAGATTAAGACCCCTGTTTTGCCACTCAAGCATGAGCAAATCAAGACTCCGACGAGCAGTTTTGTAGTCGTATCCGCTACGGAGTTCTGAGCCGGCACGCTCAAACGCCTCCTCCATTATGTCTGACAGGTCAAGAGTAAAGCTGGTCGTTCCGCTAGTCGCCATTTAAACAACCACCCCTCTGGTTTTGCCGCGCATGGCAATACCGTTTCTGCATTTTGCCTTGGGTATCTTGCCCCCGACAGCCATCTTTTTTCGCTTGGACTTGGGTGCGTTTTTGACCTGCTTTGCGGTCTGCGCTCTGCTAATTGCCATCTAGCTACCCTTCTTCCATTTCTTGGACTTCGACTTGGTCTTGCTCGGACTCCACTTGACCTTATCCGCCCAGTAGGCCGCAGACATTTTGCCGCGCTTAATGTTCTTTGCGTGACGCGACTTAAACGCCTTGCGCTGACCAACAGTCTGGTTGGTTTTAACGCCTTGCTGGCCAAACCGAATAATCTTTTCTTTACCGCCCTCGCACGCCTTGACGATGTGCGACTTCTTGGCGTGACCGGGGGTCCGCTTCGGCTTGTTGCACGCCATCGAACCCTTATCGACCTTGCCACCTTTCTTGTAATACAGTCGCATTACTTACGGTGCCTCGCTGTCTTTTTAGCCACCTTCTTGGGCTGACTGGAGTGTTGCTTGCCCTTCTTGCTGTCTGCCCGCTTTTTGCGGGTAGTAGCGGCATACTCCTCTGATGAAAGCGACTTAATCGCCTTCTCAGGCAAATACCTTTCGCCCGTCGCTTTCGAGCCTTGGGTACTGGGCTTCCCTGACTTTGTGCGCCATTTCTGCTTGGTCCACTTCTTCAGGGACTTTTGCGACTTTTTGAGCGCCATCAGTCCTTGTAGCCTCCACCTGCCGCTTTGTACTGCTTTGCGAGCATCTGGGCCTTTCGGGCTGACCACTGTCCGGGCTTGCCGCCTTTGCCACCGGCTTTGATTTTGTTAAACAGACGCTTACGCATAGAGGGTTTAGTGTAATTTCCAGCTTCGTTCACCTTCGACTTTGACTTGGTTTTTGTCTTGCCGCCCTTCTTGTAGTAAAGACGCATTAGCCGTAGTTCTTTTTCACTTGCAGGACGATTGTGTAAGAGTCGCCCAGCGTGTGACCTACAGTGGTGAACTTGATGTCCCCCGTCTTGCCGGCGCCGGCATTGTTGCGGATGCCCGTAAAAGAGGAAAAGTCCAGTGAGTCTGAATAGTCAGCAGGAAGCTCCCACGCCAAAACGTCAGTCGTTGCGTCAAACAAAATCTCAACACCCATGCCAATGGTTGAGTACCAAACACGCTCAATGTTTACGCTGGTACATGCGCCATCGTCAACGGGATTTTTAGAAAGAGCAGACACATCGATCTTGGTCACGGCGGATTCGCCGGTCCCATCGCTGACGTTTGTGAATGCTAGGATTGCAGTGCGAGGACCGTCTTCAATAGTCTGGCTTGTGACTGTGTCAGCCATATTCTCCTCCAGATAACGGGGGCGCTAGCCCCCTATTTATTAACCGGCAGATACGGTGACTACGCCAGAATTGCTCCAAAGCTGTCCGGCAACGCTAGGGTCAGACGTGGGCAGGTCTTTGATAATGACCACGCTGTTGGTTCCATCGTGAGTGATGGAGATGTTTTCAGTAACAGCGCCAGTCGTGGCATTCTTGGTGATTTCTTTGAAGCCGCCCTCTGAGCGGACGGGTCCGT